GAGCGAACGAAATCAACTGGCGGCCGGTGATGGCATCTACCAGCGATTTGCTGTCTGCAAAGGGAAGGTCGAGGCTCGGGGTGGTTTTTGCTGCACGCCACAACGCATTCTTCACCCACCCAGGGACGGTCAGCGCACGTTGAGCGACCAGCAGAAAGCTCACAGGCCAGCCTCCAAGAGGTTCATGCGAACAGCGATCGTGCTGGCGCTGACAGGGGGGTACGCACCACGGGTCTCAAGCTCGGCAAACAGCGAGGTGCTACCAGTGGCGAGTTTGATAAGGCGTCCGGGGTAATCGACTTGTGTGTAAAGGCTGCTGCCCAAATCTTGCGGAGTTGTGATGTCGATAAAGCCCATGTAAGTGTCACGTTCGCCGCTAAGCAGATCGAAGGCAGCGTTGTCGGCAATAGCAGTAGGGGCAACGCTGTAAAGGTGCAGGCGGAATGAGCCCATGCCAGCAGGCACGGAGCTATCGCTAAATACGAGTGAAATGGATTGCAGCAGAACAAACCCTCCAGACGGACCAGCGTTGGTGAAGGTAAGAATGGCGCTACCGTTGGTGTCGCCTACAACGTCACCGGCTGTGTAAGCGGTGGCATTGCTGGGGCGAGTGATGCTTACGGTGGTGCGGTAGGCACCGCCGCGCACGTACTGGTTGGCGGGGAAGACTTCGCCGTTGAGATCGCCAGGGCTGCGCTCGACCCTGACTCCGGTAACAGTGTCCATGGCCGAGACGAGGTAGTGCGGGCAATAGGAGAGCAAAAAGGAGTGGGGGCACAGATAGGTGCCATGCCCCCATTAGAACTACCGCTTACTGGTACTTCTTGAGGCCCAGGCCGGTAACCGAGATGATCGAGCTGGCGGTGCCGGTCTCGGTGTGGATGTTGACGCGCACGTAGCGCTTCACGTCATCCTTGGAGATCGTCACGCTGCCGAGGTAGGCGGCGTTGGCAATCGCGGTGAAGTCGCCGCCGGTGATGGCGGTGAAGTCGCCGGCGGTGGTGGTGTCGCTGTGCTCCAGGCGGACGGCGAAGCCGGCGGAGGCGCCAGCGGCGGTGGCCTGCATCACGAACACGACATCGCCGTCGTAGCCGAGAAGATCGATAGCGCTGCCGGCACCGACAGCGGTGACGGTGGCGGGGGCGTAAGCAGCGAAGTGCTGCAGGGCCTCCAGGTTGCGTTGAGCGAGAGTCATGGGTCAGTCCTTGGTGAGCGGGGAGGTGGTGCGGCGACGGACCGCCGGCTTGACGGGCGCTGGGGCGGCAGACGTGGTGGACACGGAGTCCTCCTCAGTGGGAGGCTCCACTACGGGCGCTTCCTCCTTAGAGGGGGGCTGCTCCGCGGCTACCGGCTCAGGCATGGAACACACAGGTTCCGGCTTAGCGGGAGGCTGGGCCGGCTTAGCGCGACCCAGCCCACTGAGGAGCTGCCCTTCGGCTTCGCTGAGGTCGAGCACCTCCCCGTAAGCACGGGGGGTGCCGCGAACCATCACGTCAGCTGTCAGCTCGTACCAGGGCATCAGGCGTTACCGGAGGCGAACACGAAGGCGGCCGGGTTGCGCAGACCGAAGTCCACGTCCTGGAACGCCACGATGCGGGTGGTGCCTTTGGTGCTGTTGGTGTAGGGATCCACCGTGATATCTACGCCAGACCAGAAGCCGAAGATGGCCTGCGAAAAATCGCCGAACAGCACATTCGAGCCGATCAGCTGGTTGCTGACGCGGGCGCCGTAGCCGTTGACTTCGTTGTTTTCCCAGATCATCATCTCGCTGTTGGTGTTGCGCAGCGTTTGCTTGAGCGCACCACGGACGTGAGCGTTGCCCACGTAGAACATCGAGGCAACATCGAGGTTGGCCACAGAGACGGTGGTCTCCATGTTCACGTAGTCGGAGTAATTACCGAAGTAGTACGTGGTGCCGCCGATGGCCTTGTTGGTATCGGCGACGCTGGTGAGGGTCTCGGTGCCGACGCCGGTGACGTTCTTGATGCCGAGCAGGGCAGAGGAGCCGCCGAGGCCGTAGACGCCGGAGGAGTCGATGGCGAGGGCGATGGACTCGGCCAGGTCGGCGCGGACCATCGACTCAACGTCCATGGACTGCTGCATCATCAGGCGACGGGTGATGTCCACGAAGCCGCCGAGGGACTTGGGGGTCATCGAGAGCTGGCCCAGCGTCACCTGGGTTTCGCTGACGGCCACGTCCTCACCGACCCAGTAGGCGGTCGTGTTGCCGGTCTTTTTCGGGATGTCCACGTTGCCGACCAGGCCGGTCAGCGTGGTCACGTTGAGGCCCAGGAGCGCGGAGCGGTTGCGCACCAGGTCGATGAAGGAGCCGGTGAGCAGCTGGGTCTCGACGAGGTAGCCGCCTTGGCTGGCGGTGCCGACGTTCTGGCTACGGACGGCGGGGGCGGCCATCACGTCCCAGGGCATGATCACGCCTTTGGCGGCGCGGCCGTGCTTGTTCTCGGCGGCCTTGGAGCACTCCAGCTCGAAGCCGGCGGCGTCGCGGGCGCTGCGGTCGGTCGGATCGGCCAGGTGGCGGATCACGTTCATCAGGCTGTAGCGCTTGATCTCCTGCTCGGTCAGACCGAGGGAGGCGGCGCCGTCGTCGTGGACGCGGCCTTGGAACTCCTTGCGGCTGCGGCCGAGTTGGCTGAGCACGGCCTCGCGGGCCTGGTCGATCGAGGAGTCGTCGTTGATCAGGCGCTCGGCCAGATCGTTGCCGACTTGGTGCTGGTCGCACATGGCGCGGATGGCCGCAACCCGCTCACGCTCGGACTGCCGAGCGGCGGATTGGACCTCCTGGACGTTGATGGCTTGTTCCATGGATGGAGGACTTAGGGGGGAGTCAGGTCCGCGCTCGGCGGTCTGCTTAGTTTCAAGTGTAGAGGTTGCTGCTTGAATTGTCTCGGCAGGCGTAAGTGGCGAGGGGGCAGATTCGGAGTCGTCGTGTGCGCGTCCCAGGCCTACTGTCTGGTCCGCCGGAACACTCACAGTCGATACCTCCAAGACATTCCACTTAGTCACTTGCATGTCTCCGTTTTCGGCTTCGCGGATTTCGTTGATTTCGTAGGCGAAGGAGACGTTAGGGGTTATGCCTGCCTCGATGTCGCGGCGGCGCTTGTACTCTTCGGTGCCCTTCTCGGTGGTATTCGGGCTCCATTTCGTTTTGACGTAGAGACGGCGATCGTCGCCACGCCACGCCTTTTCTGCGACGCCGAGCACCACGTCGCGGTTGTGGTTCCAGAGCCATGCCCCGCCGTCGTTCATGCGCTCCAGGTCCATGGAGTCCTCGTCGTGTACGAGCACTTCGCGGCCCCACCAGCGCTCCACCGGTGCTTCGGAGCTGAAGCTGAAGGTCAGGCCGGTGTCGGTGCTTTCTTCGACGCGCAGGCCTTGGGGGGCTTCGCGGCGATGCACTTCCTTGGTGATGGATTTGATGTCGATCGTGGTGCTCATGGACTTTGCTGCGGCGGGCTCGAATAGAAGGGGCGTGTAGTCGTTGTCGCTAAGCCACTCCTTGGCTTGGCTCACTGTAAAGCGTGAGGCATCGAAACGTAGGGCCTGGAGGCGTGCGGGGTCGTCACCGTTTAGGCCGTAGATTGAGTCGATGCCTTGAGCAAAATCGTTGTTCTTGCGACGGAACGAATCGAACGCGTCGGGGTCGAGAATGCGAGCGGCGTGTTCGTTGGGGTAGGGGCGCTGTTCTGTTGCGGCCGGGGCGCTCCGCCCGTCGTCCTCGTCCTCGTCGTCGTCGTCGGAAGGCGCGTCGAGGGGTTCGATTTTGCGTAGTGTGGAGAATTTGTGGCCCACGAGGGTTTCGGTTTCGCTCCAGCCGCCCTGCTTAGGCCTGTAGATACGAATTAGGGCGGCGGGGTCTTCGGCGGACGCCTCGATGCTGAAGCTGCTGTCCGGGACGCCGAGGGTGCCTTCGCGCATGACGTGCTCGATGCGGCCGCGAGCGACGCCGCCGCTGGACTGCCACGAGACGAAATCCCCCTCGCTCAGGGCGTCGGGGGCGGCGCGATAAGCCTCGGGGGCGGCGCGGCCCTGCAGCTGCTTGATGCGCTCCGACTTGGAGGCGGACCAGCTCTGCCCGGCATCGCCACCCCACGCGGCCCATGCCACACGTCCCGGTGATGGGAAGCCATCCTCGCCAGGGCTGAAGCCCTCGCCTTGTTTGTCCACCTCATGCCGCGCAAACCATGCCGCCATGGTGATCACGGTGTCGGGACTCAGTTCGTCGCCGCTGAGGATCTGGCTGGCGCGGGTTGCTGCCACTTCAGTGCCGCCTTGCTCGCCGTCAGCCTTCCACGCGCGGTAGCGCTCGGCTTCCTCGCGCATCCCGCCGGTTGGCATCAGGTCGATCTCGGTGCCGTCGATGTTGGCCATGAGCTGCGCAGCTAAGCGCTACGGGTAGGGGGCGTGGGTGCTTGGTGGCGCCGCGGCTTAGCGGCGCGGCTTAGCGGCGCTGCTTGGCGGCGCTGCTTAGGTCTGTGCGCAGTCTGATGGGTTCGTCCTCGCCTTCTAGGTAGAGGGGCTCGGCCTCGCGGGCGGGCTGGTCGGTAAGCGGGGCTTCGTTCGCGGTTGGGGTGTCTGGGGAGGGAGCGGCAGCGCTGAGGCCTAGGCGCTCCTTGACTTCGTTCTCCTTGGCGATGCTTGTGACGGTGCTCATGAAGTCGTTGCCGGTGTACTCCATGATTTGTTCGGCGTGGGTTTGGAGCTGCAGGGTGCGACTCATCTCCATCGCCTTCATCTCCTTGGCGGGATCGACCCAGCTCCAGGCGCGGGCCTGCCAATGCGGCGTGTTGTAGCGCTCCGGGCGTGCCCACACGTCGGAGAACATCGGCATAGGCAGTTCGGTAAGTGCCGCGGCCATAAGCCACTCTTCAAATATGCGTTGGTGTACTTGTTGAATTAGGATTGATTGGATTACGCGCCAGTGGTCGCGGTCCTCCAGGATGCTTAGGCGAGAGGAGCTGTAATTCGATTCGCTAAAATCGCGGCTAAGGGTTTCGTAGGAACAGCCGTAGCCGCTGGCGAAGCGTCGGGCCAGGGTGCGTACCACCGCTTCGTATTGGCCGTCGTCGGGGCCGAAGTCGGGGGGAATGGCGGTCTCGCCGGGGAGCAGGAAGTTGTAGCTGCCGGGTTCGGTGTTCCAGAGGCGTTTGTCGCCTTCGAGGGCGGGCGTGCCATCGGTGTTGCGGCTGCCGAAGTCGTCGGGATCTGGGGTCTGGATCCAGCCGAGGCTGTTGGCCTGAACGCGCTTGCGTGTCCAGTGAGCTTCCTCGTATTTACCTAGGTTCCATGCGGTGGTGGCGACGGATCCGAACCAGGGGATTCCTCGATTCTGGCCTACGCGCTCGGGTATGAAGACGTGGATGAAGTCTGCGGCGTCGATGAATACGTGTTTTTCGGTGCCGTCGATGTAGGTGCCCAGCTCTGCGTCGCCTGGATGCTTGCGCAGGACTGCGTAGCGGGTGGGCCTGCCCCACTCATTCAGCTCGACACCCATGCGCCAATAGTGCTTAGGGCGGTCGCTGAAGCCGGTGTAGTCGTCGTCGATCTGGTCGGATTCGATTAGTTCTAGGCTCAGGGGCACCTTGCTGCGGCCCATGGCTTGGCGGACCAGGCGGATGCCGATCTCCCCGGATTCGGGGAGGGCACCGGTGATGGCGAGTTCGACGCCGTGGAAGCTGAGCTTGCCGGTCACGTCGCAGGAGTCGGCGCGACACCAGCGGTTCCAGTGGCTTAGCAGGGTGGTGTTGCGGCGCTCGTCTTTCTCTTGGCCGTCGGGGCGGAGCACTTGGGGCTGCATTTGGATGCCGCGTGCGCCGATGACGTTGATCTGGGTGGTGCGCTTGGCTTGGCGGGCGTAGGGGTTGTCGCGGACCAGCGCACGGCTGCGGTTGCGCAGCACCTTGAGGCTGCCCCGCAGTTCGGCGTCGGCGCTTGTGTTGGGCGCGAGGAAGTCGGCGGTGAAGCGGTTCCACCGGGCGGCGTCGTAGGCGCGGTGGCCGTGGCGAACGGCGGCGAGTTGGCGACGGATCCAGGTGCGGAGGCCCATGACT